CGGCTCCAGAACCGGCCAGTGACGCGGTGGTAGTGGAAGAACGACACACCGGTGCACGGCGTCTCGTCAGGCTTCCGGTACTCCAACGGCTTCGCCTGCAACGGCGTCATCTCACCGCCCGCCAGCACGACCTGCTGCCCCTCCGGGTACTCCGAGCACGGCAGCTCGAAACACCGGTACAGCCGGGCGTAATCCTTCAGCTTCCCCGTCAGCGGAACGTCCTCCACGCCGCCGGAGTAGTCGCCGGCCAGGCCGGACTGCGCGTCGATGCTCGAGATGTCCTGCTCCGGCTTCACATCGGCGGCCGCCCCGCCGAACTCCTTCTTCAGCTTGTCCAGCGGCACCGCCTCCACCAGCGCGAACCACGGGAAATCCCTCGCGTGCTCAACCCCGGGCGGCGGCAGGATCCCGAACGGCGAGTACAGCTTCCAGCGGACACGGCCCTCGTGGATGTCCCGGATCCGCGCCCGCTGCCCGGCCTCGGCAAGTTCGGCGACGTGCGCCCTGGCCTGCTCACCGTCGAAGATCGGGCCTTGGTCGCCGACCGGCACCTGCTGCCTGAGCGGGCCGGCGTTCGGGTCGAACAGCACGCGGACCGCCATCGTCGCAAGGTCGACCAAGCCGAGCTTCAGGTTGAGCAGGATCTCGTCGGCGCCGAACTCGTTCTCCCACCCCCAGCCGAGCGCGTCGTTCGCCTGTTTCGCGTATTCCTCGTCGGTGAGGTCGTCGTGGCGGAAGAGCAGGTTCGGCCGGTCGTCGTCCTGCGCCATGTCCCCCAGGGCGGCGTACCGGTACTGCGTGAGCTCGTCGAGGGTGTACCGGTCGAGCTTCTTGTATCGGGCCGGCATCACCAACTGGCGGTTCCGGCCGGGCGTCCACCGCAACCAGTACTTGCCGGCGACCATCGCCAGGTTCTCCAACCAGATCCACTCGTACGGTTTCCGGTCGCGGCGGGCGTCCTCGATCCGCGGCTTCCACCGCCGCTGTAGCTCCTCTGACCTGAGTTTCGGGGCGCGGGTTGTGCTCCCGCGGGCGGGCACAACAATAGCCAAGAGGAAGCTCCTTTACCTGCCGTACAGTTCGTGGCCGAGCAAGACGAGCCACGCGCGCCGCAGCCGCGACCGCGGCATCTTATGAATGCGGCCGGCCCGGTCAACAGTCACGTCCACGAGCAGCGGCGCCGACGTCGGGCGTGCCCCCGGGTCGTTCAGCCAGATCCCGAAACCCGTGGTACCACTCGGCTCGACATTGAGCAACTGGCTCCTCAAAGCCTCTCCTCCGGGCTCACCGTATCCGCCGGATACACCACGTCCACCGCCATATGCTCAGGCGACCGCTCCAACTCCACCTTCGCCGCCTCCGCCTCCGCAACCGTCGCATACGAGCCGCTGACACGGGTGACCGGCGGATTCGCTTCCAGGTAGGTGACACGCAACTGGTACGCCATCAATTGCCCCGGCTTCCGATTTCCGTAACTTGATCCGACGTGAGCGGAGCTACGTCCATCTCACGATCACGGCTTCTCGCTTCGATCACGATCGCGATGGCACAGTCTCGGCAGGTTACGAGGATCGACGGAATACGCTCGATCTTTCTCCAACTGCTTGGTGCCACCCAGATCGACGAGCCGCAAACATGGCAAGCGCTCATCGTTGAACCCGGAATGATCTCCCCTGCCTCAGCGCCAGGAACGCAAACGATGATGTCGAGGTGGTCGGTCACGTCTCGACCTCCTGCACCGCGTCGTACTCCACCGGATCCGCGTCCCACGCCCCCACCGGCTCGAACGGAGCACGTGGCGGCGGCGGCGTCCACGTCTTCCCCGACAAGTGCAGGATCTGGTCGATCAGCCGGGCGCGCTCCGCAGCGAACGCCTCACGCTCACGCTCCAACACGCGGAGAAGGCTGCGGTCACGGCCGAAGATCACCAACACAACCCGCGCAGCGGCCGAAGCAGCCGGACGAGCGCCCGGTCGACACGTCGGGACGGCGTTCCGAGCCGCCAGTCCCACTCGCGGGCGCCGACCGTCACCTCGATGTGGACGCTGCGGTCGTTGCCCTCGTAGTACACGTGCAGGCTCAGGCGGTCCGAACCAACGCATGCGTAGCTCGAGCGCGTGCTCACTTCGCCTTCTTCCCCGCCGCCCGGATCATCGCCGCCTTGCAGATCCGAATCGCCGATTCCTTCGACTTGCCTTGCGCCATCACCTGCTGTACGCACCGCTCCATCTTCGCGTCCACGGCCGGCGTATCCCCGCCCTGCGACTTCGGCATGCCATACGGCATCAGCGTTCGCCCGCCAGCTTCTCGAGCGCCGACGCGATCCGCTCCAGCGCCACCGCACACCTGACAACGGTCGGCATAGGGGTTGGGAGCTCCGACATCCGAGCGTTCAACTCCCGCATCTGCTGTATGCGCCGCTCGATCCGCTCAGTCCGCGCCTTCTGCGCGTTCACGCCGTCGCTCCTCCGCCGAGGTACCCCGCCCGCCGCTCCCGGTACGCCTTCGCCAGAGCGTCCCGAGCTGCCACCGTCACATTCAGGTTGTCCGCCCCGATGTGCGTGACGACGAGGGCCAGCGTCTCATCGAGCTTCTGCACCCGCGCTTTCAACTCATCGACCTGGCCGATCAGAACGTCGAGCGCGTCGTGCAGGCTCACCTCGGTCGTCACTCGCCCTCGTCCTCCGCGTCCGGCTCCTCCGGTGGCCCCGGCACAACAATGTTCGAGCCCGTCGCCAACGTCAGCTCGAGCCTTGCCTTCCACGCCTCCAGCGCTGCGACCCGGTCCTCGACGGACGGCTCCTTCTTCTTCCCGGTCATGCTGCGGCTCCTTCCTTCTCGGACTCGGATGGCTCACGATCAGAGTTCTTCGGCGGCCTACCACCCTTGCGGCGTTGCAACTCCGCCAACACCTCGTCCACCTTCCCGGAAACCTCTCTGAGATCAGGCCGCGCCTGCGCCTGCTCGAGCATCCACTCAAGCGCACTGATCCGCCCCATCAGCAGCTCCTCGTTCTCCTTGTACGCCTCGAGCTTCCTGACCGCCTCCGCCTGCCACACCTCATCAGCCCACCCGAGCAACCGCGCAACCGCCGGAGCACAGTTCGCCTCGCACAAGTACACCCTCGCGAACCCGCCGTTGTCGAACATCAGGTCGACCATCCGGCCGCCGTGCGTCCCGCACATCGAGCAGTGACCGGGGGCAAGGAGCGCTGCCTCGACAAGTTGTGGATCGATCATCCCGCTCGACCCCTCTCACCGTACATCCGGCATCGTCGCTCCTCAACACGCCGAGAGAAATCGTCCTCTTCTGCCTGCTCCTCCGTCCAGCCTTCAAATGTCTGGACATTCTCGGGATCAGTCCCGACATGCTCAAAGAAGAGCGCGCGCAGGTAGCGAATCTCTGCTCGAAGCTGGTCAACGAGTTGCGGCTCGCTCATTCGTACGCCTCCTCCGCCCAACCCTCGCGGATCCGCTTCTCCACCCGTTGCAGGATCGCCACCCGCGGGTCGTCAGGCTCCTGCTCCGGCTCCTTCGACTTCCGGTCGCGGGACAGCAGCCCGTACCTGAGCATCGCATGAGCGTGCCCGTACGCCCGCTCCCACCGCCTGTCGACAGCCTTCCCGCGTTCCGGGTCGTTCTCCTCCTTCGCGATCGGCGCCGACCCCAGTTGGTCGAGCACGTTCGGGCACCGGCTGCCAACAACGAACAGCTTTGGCGACCCCGTCTCACCGTACCGCGAGTGCCAGCCCGGGAACGGCCGCCCCGCGATCGGCCTCAGCAGCTCCGCGATCCGCGCCATCCCCGCCTGCCGCTTGTTGTTGCCCGCCACGATCCGTACGCCGAGCTCCTGGTACACGTCCTGCAACGTCATCGGGTCGCCGAGCTTGTCCCGCGTCTGCTGCGACTCCCGGATTGACGCCGGGTCGCCGTAGCAGACGTGGCGGACCGGGTACCCGCCATCCTTACGTTCCCACCACGACTCCCGCCGCGCCAGCACCTCCGTTGCGTGCACATCGGCGAGGCCGGGGGCGTAATGCTCGTCCAGCACCACGGTGTTCCCGTCGTAGTCGGCGGCGAACAACCCCCAGGAGGTCGGGCTCGAGACGCCGTAGTCCATCGCCTCCCACCGCTCCCACGATTCCGGCGGGTAGAACGCCGGCACAACATGCACGGTCTTGTCGAGCGCCGGGTATGCGGCCCCCTCGAACGCACCCCAGTCGCCGTCGAGGAGCTGCTGCACAAGCACCTCGGGTAGGTCGCGAAGCGTCCTTTCGTACGCGTCACGGTCAAGATGTGGATTGTCGTCCAGCTTCGCCGGGATGAAAGCACGCGCCACCCTGTCACCGGTCTTTCAACCCGAAGTATTTCTTCACCCAGCCGTGGCCGATCCCACCCGGGTTCGACGCGGAATACACCCGCAATGGACCACCGGCGAGGATTCCTTCAGCCGGGCGTCGGCAGCGTGACCGCATGTACCGGTACTGCCATTCCGTGAACTGCGTGAGCTCGTCGAAGCCGATGAATTGGAACTCCGCCGACTGGTACTGGTAGACGTCGTCCTCGTGCCGCAAATACCCGAACGTCACGGACGCATCGGTAGGGAACGTCCATTTGTGCCGCTGCTCGTTCCAGTGCGCCTTCCCCGTCAGCCATTCCCGTGATCGGGCCATGATCGCCCCCGGCAACGCGAGGTCCTGGAACGTCCTGCGGAGCAGCAGCCCGGCGTACCCCGGCACGTCCACATGCTCGAGCGCCGCCATCAGCAACCAGTCCGACTTCCCGCCGCCCGCGGCGCCACCGTAGAACACTTCCGCCGGCTCGTGCTGCGGCATGAACCGGTGCGCGACGAGCGCCAACGCCTGCTTGTCAGTCGGCCGGTGCGGGCAGTACGGGCTGACCTTCGGCGTCAGCAACTCCAGCATCTGGGGGTCGGACGAGGCCCGCGTCAACCAGTCCTGCGAGGAGCCGGGCGGCTGTTGGAGCGTCGTGCTCAACTTTCAGCGGCCCGCCGTTCTGACCGGTGACGCGCATCTCGCTGAAGTCGGCGAACCGCTTCGGACGGCGGGCTTTGAGCAGGAAGATGAGCAGAGTGTCGCTGTACTTCCGCACCCTCTCGACGACCTCGCCCTGGTACATGACCGGCTCGAGGACGCCCTCGACAGCGCGGCGTTGGGCCTCCTGTTCGAGCATGTCGGCGCCGGCGTCGTACGCCTCGTCCCAGGCTGCGGCGAAATCCCGGTCGAGCTGGCGCCAGCGGTACAGCGTCCGCCGTCCACGCCCCGACAGGTCGGCGGCGTCGATGACAGGAAGCCCGTCGCGGAGCGCTTCGAGGAACAGCTCCTTGGCTTTCTTTTCGGGGGTGCCACGCTGGGCCACACGCGGTCACCCCTCTGGTTGCGAGCACAAGAAAAGCCCGCTTGCCGTCTGAGCGTGGTGGCAGGCGGGCTGCTGGGTTGTCCGTGTTCGGGGCGTGCTGCGCCCCACACACATCCGGCAGTGAAGCACATGAGGAGCACGGTCGTCAAGCGGCGGCCTCTCGTTTGCTGCGTGGTCGTTCGTAGGCGAGTGCTTCGCTGAGGATGTACCCGGCGTTTTGGCTGATGTCGGCGGGGACGTGGACGGTGGCGGGCATGTGGGTTGTGACGTAGGTGAGTGCGAACCGGGCGCGTTGTTGGCGGTGGTCGTTGTCGATTCGTTTTTCGCGGACGTGGATTGTCCAGAAGTCGAGGACTGTGCGTGCGTGTTCGAGTCGGAGCTCGGATAACGCTTTCTCGAATTGCGGATAGCTGCCGCGCGCCCAGAGGTCGACGTTGCGTTGCGGGCGTTGGGTTGAGCTTGAGCCGTGGATGATGTCGGCGTCGTGTCTGTGGCCGCTGGTTTCGCAGGCGTCGAGGTAGCTTGAGGCGAGGAGTTTGACGCGTGTTCGTT